CTACATTTTGTGCAAGTGATAAGAAAAACTTTAACTCAATAGCAATGTTAAACCTTTTTTTAGGTTGGACTTTTATTGGTTGGGTAGTTGCTTTAGTTTGGGGGTTAAGTAAAGATTAATTATGTATAATTTTAAAAACTTATACAAAGGAATAATTGATGCTAAAGTAAGTGAATCAAATTATTTAGAATTAGTATTAATATTTGCGTGTCATTGCTTTATGATTTTATTTTCGATAGTTATATTATTGTGTGGGCTTTCTTTATTATTAGGAGCGTTAAAATTAATTACTTTATTTGTTATTTATTTTATTAAAATTTAACTATTTCTTTCAATAACATCTTTAGGTACAACTAATTCACTTACAGGCATTATCAAATGATTACATTGATAACCACCCCTGTAAGTGAATATTGTTTTTTTATCTGTTCCCTGAATACGACCTCCACCTTTATGTTTTTTCGTTTTACAANTATTCCATAATGAAGGTGTAGNACCCCAATATTCTATTTCTTTTTTATGGAAATATTTACCTTCACGTTCNAAACANAAACATCTTGAAGTAGTTTTATTNGCACCTGAATATAAAAAATATTCAAAATCTAANTCATCTGAAATAGCTTCTGTATAGTTTGCTGAATATTGATTTATCGAATCCGTTGCAATCTGTTTTACATTCTTTTGAATATAACCTAAATTTGTTTCATCACCTTTGATTTTAATAGATAATTCTTCTATTAATTCAGTAAGGTTTTGCCCTTGAGTAACCGACTTACTTAAATAATCTGTTACAGGTGTTATAATATCACTTGTAATACCAGCACCTAACAAACTTTCTTCTGTTACTGCAACTGAATTAGTTAATATTTCATTAAATAAAGCTTTCTTATTATCAAATGTATCTACTAACTCAAAAAAATAGCTATCAATAAGTTCTTTTGATGTATCAAATGTTTTTATAAAAGTACCTACATTACTAACATATTCAGGACTTAACACAATATCACTTAAAGAACCTTTTATCTTTTGTAGGCTCTTTAAATTACTTACATTAGGTTTTATGTTACCTAGTGAATCAGTTTCTAATTTAGACACCTCTAAAACTAATTTATCAAAAACCTTGTTTTGAGTTTTAGGTATAGTTGATTCTAAGTTAGTAACCGATTCATCAAGTAACTTGTGTAAATCTTGTAAAGTTTTATCAGATGCCATTATTAGGATTTGCTTCTATTGTAGGCTTTTTAAATGAGTTTTGATACTCACTTGCATATTGCATCATAATTTCATTTTTACGCTTCAATTCAAACGTATCAAAGTCTTTATTTTCTACAAAAGCACGTTCTACAAATGAGTTAATAAAATTATGAATAATTATTGTTAATGGATTAATTGGTGTAATTGAGTTTGCAGTCAAAATGTCATCATAACTCATTCCACGTAAACTATCTAATAAAATAACATTCTTTTGATATGCCATTTCTTTAGCATTACCCTCGTATTTCTTAGATACGTAATCCATTTGCATACTCTCAATAATAGAACTACTAACACCAGCAGTTGTTGCACTTGCTATTTGTGCTTCTATATCTTGTGCAGTAAGTATATCAAAGTCGTTAGGTATATTAATGCTTGGTAGTTGTAATTGTAATGCTTCACTATTTAAACCAACAACTAAACCATAACGCAAATCATTAATACATTTCAATAAGAATGGAAATAACCTACCAAATATATCATTTGAAATATTAGCTAAGAATAAATGAGTTTGGTCGTAATCATAGCTTTTAGATACTCCACTTTGTTGCAATGGACTTTCAGCAAGAAACTCCATATTAACCGAACTTAATCCACGTTTAATAAGATTTTCAATATCTGTACTTAAAAACTCAACAGGCTTTAAATCTTTTTGAATATACTTAACAGGCGCCCAGTCAGGGATAGAACTTTCTTCACCATTCATTGCTGGTCTTACTTTGTGTATTCCAAAAGGACTACCTACTTTAAAACCTTCACCTTTACAAGAACCGCAAGATTGGTTTACGTGTTTACCGAACCTATTTTGAATTAATACACTACCTGTACCATTACAAGTAGTACACTCATTTTGAGTAAACTCTACACGCTCAGGATATAAATGTTGTTTTATTGTAACATTTTTATCAATATTTTCTAATAATGCTTGGTCAAAATCTGCAATAATACCATTTACCCAACTTTCATAATAAATGTCGTCGTCCTCAGTTGTTAATACACCGCCGTTTTCAATTGCAGGTGTATAACCTAGATTATGAATATATAAATCAGTTGTTTTGTAAATAGATTTTATTTTATCAATCAATTCTACTTTATAATAACCTATTTCATTTACTATAAAGAAACAGTTTTCTTCGTACCTAATTATAAGTAAATTATTATCATTGTACCATACTTTTTTAATGTTAAAGTAATATGGTATAGGTTGTAAATATTCGGTTGTAGGTATGTTTTGATATTCCTCTTCGTAATCATCATCTAAAATATACTTTGGTGCTATTACAATAATTCCATTACTATCAGTTAAGTAATTCTTAATTTGATAATTAAAGAACCATTGAGTTAAAGAGTTAAATTTAGGCAGTTTCTCAAAAGCATATTTGTATAATGTTTCAGATTCTTTAACCTTAGGACTGTTTACCCCTTCATTTATAATTAAATCTCTTGCACGTTGAATTTTAGCAATAGAGTTTTTAATCTTATTAAAAGGTGCTTTAGTTATAGGTCTGAAATTATCTTTTTTATACTGAATTGCCCACTCAGGCTCAGAAGGTTGATAAGTTCTCATTAAGTGATGTGCTTCATCAGCCTTACCATCGCTATGTAGTTTTAGCGAGTGATATTCACTTAACATTATATCTTTTAAATCCTTATCATGTTCTTTTTTGAGATACTTCTCAATAAATCCTTTTGAGCCTACTTCTAACATTGAAATTAGTATTTAAATCTTTCTTTTAGGTAATCTTTTTTGTCAATCCATAGAAATGGATTCCTTACATTTTGATGTTGTGCATAATTCCATTTAACATGGTCATTGTATAAATCTTTTAAAGACTTATTCATTATGTGACCAGCCATTGAAATGAAAAAATAATTATCTTCAATATATCTACGTTCCGTTGCTTTCACTCCAACCTTATTACCTTTGTCGAATTTTTCACTCATTGGATAATAAAATATTTCTTTGTACGGATTCTCAAATCTCAAATTTAAATTGAGTAATGCCAAATTAAAAGCAAACTCATCAGGCATACTATCAGCCCAATCTCTAAAACCAAAATTACGCTTAATAAATAACTCTTTAGCTTTATTAAAGAATTTTTCAGCTTCATTTGATTTTTTGAAATATAAAAAACTACTTTGTATCTCATAATAATGAGAGTCAATAGGTAACTTTTTAAAATACTTTCTTAAATCTCTTACTGTTTCACCTTCCTTTAACCAAAAGTTACTTTTATCACTATCTAAAGGATAATGAGCATCTCTATGGTATAATGTAAACCCTATATTTTGATTTTTATACAAATCAAATAAAGCATCTACTTTTTTATTCTTAACCCAAATAGAATCACTATCTATGTAAATAGTTTCATCAAAAGGACTTAACTCATAAATCATTGTTTTAATTAATGGATATTCACGTTTTCCATTAACCAACAACTCATTTTCTTTTACTTCAATAAAATGACTAAAATACTTATTTTCAAAGTAGTTAAATCTTTCTTTCATTCCTTCGCTACAAATTAAAGCAATTTGAGTATTAGGATTTGAAACCCTAATACTCAATGCTAAATTTAAAGCCATTCTTCTATAATTGTCATGCCCTAAAGCAACAATTACAATACCTTTATTTTCCATTTAATAGTTAGTTTTTAAGGAAAATAAATTATACTGTAAAGATACCAGCAGGGATAGTATAAGGTGTTGGCATATCAATTTCAGCCCATTTAACAGTTACATTAAAGTTGATACCCTCTTGTAAGTTGTTAGTAATTGGCAATGTAGAGTAAATTTGAATGCCCTTAGTTTGTCCCCAAATTAATGATTCAGTAGCAAAATAAACGTTATAGTTATTTGATGCTTTTGCGAACTCATTATAGAAACTTACATTTGATTTTACGGTGTAATCCATATAAGTCAAAGTATGATTTCTACCTGTAAATTGGCTTGATGCATCTCCAAAACCATCATTTTCAACAATTACACCACCATCGTAAGCACCTTTAATATTTTTAATTACTAAGGCATCACCTGAAGCAATTAAAGCATCCCATTGAGAAGCATTAGAAGGGTCTGTGATAGTTGCAGTTTTTTTCTTAAGAATAAGATGTCTTACTCTACCGTTTTCAATGTCGCCACAGTCATCATTAATATAGTCTGGTATGGCTTGGCAATCTGTGTAAATACTCATAATATTATGGTTTGTTATTAGTTTATAAACAATTCGAATTAACGAAATTATAAATTGAATAGTTTAGTAATGTGCTACCTTGACTAAGTGCATATCTGTTAATGGCATTAATAGTATATTCGTTATTTTTAACAAATGATTCTCCATTGATAGATATATTATCTTGCATTAAAATTAAACTTAGTTTTTCATGCTGAAACTTTGGCATATACTCAGTAAGTAACTTTCTTTTATCTTTTAATCTTGAAGATAGTTTTTGCATTACACCGTTGCTTTGTTCGTACACCGTAGTATTTTCTTCAAAAGAATAATCTTGTCCTAACTGTGCAGAAATATAAGCATAACCAGTATATCCTGAATAAGAAACAGTGTCAAATACTTCATTGTTAGTATATTGAAATTGCAATACTTCATCGTTATACTTTGAACTTACTTGTAACAATTCAGATTCAGCAATAACATCAATAGGTAAGTTATCAACTATATTTTGTTGATTAGTATAAATATAAGTATGTAAACATTTATCATATAGGTTGGTATAAATAGATAAATCAAAACTCCATTTATATAAATTACTACCCATTGAAGTGCCTAATAACTCATAAATTACATTATTATCTTCATCAAAAAAACCTAAATAAGGCGTACTCACTCCATTATATTGCACTTGTGTTACAAAAGTACCCCATGTAGGATACTTTTGTAAATAAATAGGTTTTTCAACTCCTATTATTTTAGTAAATGGATATAAAGTATCAGCCATTATACAGAATAATTTTTAGCTATGTAACTAAATGAAAATGTAAAACCTATAAAGTTACCACTTGCAACTGTACTTGTAGTTCTAAATCCTAATAATGATTCACTACTCGAACCAACTGAAATATTATCGCAAATAGATGTAATACTTGAATGAACTGAACTAGCTATTAACCTAGCAGAACTATTAAAAGTAAAATCATAAGTGTTACCATTTAAAATAAGNTATTTATCNGTTAATGTAAAGTTTGCTTTTGGTGAAGAACCTGTACAGTTAATATCTAATTTACCATTAACAGTAATTTTATTACCTTCTTTAAAACAATTTACATTGTAATTATCTAAAGTACAATTTGTTAATGTTAAAGCACTAAATAACTGATTAGCTACAAATGTAGTTTGTACATCTGTATTAAATACACCTAACTCATAGTTATACGGTACAATTATCCAATCAGATAAACTTGTAGTATCTGAATTATCACTATTAAATTGGATTCTACCTACTAAATTAGTTGGTGTTGTACCACTTTCAAGTTGTGCAATTAAATACTTTGTTGGTGTAGCTAAAGAATAAATCTTTACAGTTTGATTAGCATTACCTACAAAAGTACTATGTATAGTAGTAAAATTATAAGCATCACCAACAATAAATCCATTTAATGCAAATGCAGAACCTGTATATTTACCAATATTCTCAGGGCTTGCATATTCTACATCAAAATCTGTACTACTTGATTTTACTAATCTTTGTCCGATTGTACCGCCACCAAACTCATTAACTGCATCTACTAAATTATCATTTTTACCTTGAATAGCACCCCATAAATCAGTACCTAACCATTTTGTCAATAAAGCCATATTATATAAAGTCGTTTAAAGTACAATTATAAAATTGTCCTAATGTTTTATTTGAATCAATTATATCTTGTAATGTTGAGCCTGAATAATCTCCACAAACTGCATTTTCGTAAAGCTTAACACTTGCGTAACCAATAGCACCAAAGTTATCAACTACTTGTATTAAGTAATTACCTTGTCCTAATCCTGTAAATTGGTTACTTGCTTGTTGTGTACCTCTATTAATTGAGTATAGATATGGCTTAGTTCCACCTGTAACTACTACCGTAATAGTTCCGTTTTCTGACGTTCCAATCGGATTAACAGAAATTAAGCTAGTATTTAAACTAGCTACTATAAACTTACAAGGATTTGATTTACTGATGTATAAAGCCATTATTCTACGTATTCACATTCAACATAAGGAGTTTCTACATAAATCATATCACATTCAGCATTATTAACATAAGCTTTAAGTAATTCAAATTCTGCTAATCCTTCATTTGGTTTGTAAGTTATATTTTTAATAAATCCTTTATCGGTTACTGTGCTACCATAACCAACATTAATAACACCGTAAGGACTTAAAGCAATTGAATTATAAAGGCTTCTTTTTAATGGTGCTTTAAAACGAATAAATATAGGATCAAATAAAACTGTGTTAGCTTCATTTTTTGCATCATCAAATGCTAAGTTTTGATTCTCAATAAGTAATTGATTGTTATATCTTTCTTTGCAAAATCCATTTAATTGAGATTCATATAAATAGTTAGAAATACCACTCCCAAACTTAGCACTTGTACCAGCTATTTTAGAATAAGCACCAGCAAAATAAGCATTCCATTTAAGTAACATTCTAGTTGGTGTTAATCTTAAATTATAACCTGTTTCAGGACTTAAGCAATTATTAATTACTGCAAAGTTTTCATTCTTTTCAGGATAATTTAATTCAGTAGCTATTCCATCAACTTCTGTACGTTTAGTACAAATAATAAAGTTGTTTTCATCAAATTTCCAACTATTTGTTGATGTTGTTAGATATTGTTGCCTACGTGTAAATTCTATTGCGTAATGGTCTGCAATAAATGTACTTACTTTTTTTAGTTCATTTTTTACTGTTGTAATTGGTAAATTATAAATGTGTTGAGTAGCAAAACCATCTAATGTATTGTTTTTATCCGTTCCCTCCTCAGTTCCATATTTATCAAATCCAATAGTTAAAGTATTGTAAATAAGTGATTCGTTTACTTCTTTACTTAATGGCTTAACAAATGTAAATGAAGCTAATTCTGTTTCTATATCATAGAAATAGTCTAAATCCTCAACTCTTATTTTATTATTTTCAATTCCTAAACCTAAAGCATGAATTGCCGATAATGAATTGAAAGTATCTTTTAAAGTTAAATTAACTGGCTTATCAAAATCACGAATATTAAAACCGTTGGTAATTGCAGTAAACGAACCGCAACCATTCGCATCATACCCTAAATCTTTACGCCCAAAATAATCACTTTCAAATATATCTAATTGGTTTGTTACTACTTGGGTAACACGTTCCATAGATTCATGTATTAGGTATGTTTTGGCGGTGCTTGAGTCGGTTGTTGTATTTGATGTTAGATTAACTTCTGACTTAGTTATATTAAAATCTGCATTAATCACACCACTTACAGGACTGCCACCTGTTGTGACTATTTTTAAAAATAATTTTAATTCATCACTTGTATTTAATACTAAATTTTCATTAAATGAAATATCTGTAAATGAATAAATAAAAGTTCCATTGCTATTCATATCAAATAACTCTTGTAAAATATATTCAGTTGAGTTTACAGAATAATACAAATAAACTTTTCTAGTTGTAAGTCCTGAACCTGAAATAACATTAATATTAAAATCAAATGAAAATAAAATATTTAATACAAAATCACCACTTGTAAAGTTGGTATTGTAAAATTTATCAATACTAGATAATGAACTATAAACTGAAGTATTAAATCCAACATTATAACCGTTCCCACTATCATTTATTAATAATGTTAAAGGTATAAAAGCATAATTATTAACATTAGCTATTGAACCACTAAAACCACTTTCTTGTACTTGTGACCATTCATCAGTCAATACAATAGCTTTACTGTGCATTTGCATAGTGTTTTCTGTTAATGCTGGTAATTCAGTTTCTTCAACTGTAACCGATTCAGATAAATTTACAACCTTATCCTCATTATTTTTCAATAACATTGATAGATTAATACTTTCTAAATTAACAACACAATAACAAAAGTCGTCCGCTAATTCTCTATATCCGGCTAAGTTTATTCGATAATTTCCAACGTCTTCAAAAGTATTACCATAGTCGCAACTTTCTTCTATTTTTAATATCAAAGTACCCTCAACACCGTAAGTATTAAACTTATTAGATATAATACTCAAACCTGTACCAATAAATTTTAAATCCGTTGAGGATTCTGTAAAAATACCATGATAATTCATATCACGAATTAACCTAAACTCTATTGTGTCCCATCCAATTGGTTCATCAATAACAGTTTCAACTAATCCATCTATAATAGTAAATCTATACTCCATAACGCTTGTTTAAAATTTGTGTACGTTGGTTTTGACTTTCAATATAACGATTAAAACCGTTTTCATCTATTGAAATAGCATTCTTTGGCATCGCTCGTAACTCTTTTGCTAAGTTATCATTATTTACGTTAACAATCGGACTACTCATGCCACCATTAAGCAATTTACTAGCTAATTCAGGCGTAATTCCTTTGCGTTCTAAACTACCGTCGTTTATAGCTTTTAATAAACCGTTATACTTGTTTGAAGCATTAGCATTTATTATCCACTCATCATGCTCAACTTCAACAATCTCACCACCTTGACTGTGTTTTTTACCGTTTATCTTACCACCTTTAGCAAATTTCGGTGTAGGTTGTGAAAGTACCAATCCAGCTTGTAACGCTCCACTTGCAATGGCTAAACCTGTAAATAATGGAGCAGTAGGTCCTGAAACCGCCCATATTTTTGAAACTGCAACCGCAGTATTTATTGCAATTTCGGTTAATGCTTGTTGTTTTTGTAATTCAAATTGTTGACGTTTTAAGTTAGATTGTTCAATTCTGTACTTTTCTTCAATAGCTTTTTTTTGTGTTTCAGCTTTAGTATAAACCTTTGCTTTGCCGTTTTCTGTTTCTTCAATTTTAGCTAATTCAGATTCTTTATTGCGTTGTAATTCATCTAATTCAGCACTTAATACCCTACTTCTATAAGTAAAATATGTTGCAACTGCTTCTTTACCAAATTGTCCTAAAGCTTTAATTATTTCTTTTTGATTTTCAGCTGATTTTTTATTATCTTCTTCAATCTTTTTATTTTTTTCCTCATTAAGTTGTACTTCTGTTTTTGCTAAATCTTCTTTAACTTTTGCAGTTTCTTCAGCGTTTAACTCTTCACTTTCTAATCTTTTATTTAAATACTCTTTGTTAGCTTCTAAAGATTGTGATTGATACCTTAGTTCAATCTCTTCTTTTTGTTTAACCTTATCTTCAAATGATATTTTATCATTTTCGTATAATGCTTTTAGTTCGGTATATTTAGCAATATTGATATTCGATTGAATAATATTAGCATTACTTTGATTATCTTTTCTAAGGTTTTGTTCGTTTTTCTTTTTACGTTCTTCACCCTCATTTATTAACCTTAACTCCTCATCTTGGAACTTAATTAAATTAGCTAACTCTAAATCATATCTTTCAACTCCTAAAGTAGTAGTATTTAATATTAAATCTTTCTTAGCTGACTTATCTTGTTTGGTTAATGTAGCATCGTATTTACTATAAATACCAATTCTTTTTTCGTTATAATCTTGTTGTATTGCTAATTGTTTTACACTATCCTCTTTTGCGTTTTTAGATACTGTTAAGGCTCTTTTTTCTTCTGCTTGTAATAAATCTAATTCTAATTTAAATTGTGATTGTATAGCTTTTATTCTTGCATCCTTTTGTTTAGCCGTTTCGGTTTCAACTCCTGTAACTGATTTTAAAGATTTTTTATATTCTTCATTTATAATAGAACTTTCAACTTTTAATTTATTAACTTCTGCTAATTGATTAATATACAAATCAACATAATTTTGCCCTGTTTTACCTACTGCTGATAAATCATTTTCAGCTATTATTAATGAGGTAATATTTTTATCTCTTGGATTTATTGACGCTAAATTTGTATTATCTTCTTTTACTAAAGAAAAATCTTCTTGTATTTTTTTTAATTGATTTTCTGCATTTTTTAAATTAATTAAATTACCCTCAATTAATTGATTTTGTGTATTTAATAATTCTTTAGAAACATCTTTATTCCCTTTTTTTGAAATATTAATTACATTTTCATATATCTTTTTATATGAATCATTTTGCCCCTCTATTAATTTACTAGATTTTTCTTTTGCTACTGATTCAACAGTTTGAAAATAACTTGAAATAGTATCTAACATACCACTAAAAGCATCTATTGTATAACTTACAAAAGTACCTGTTGAGTTACCCATACTTATAAGTAACTTATCCCACTTATCACCTAAATTACTAATTTGTCCGCCTAATGTTTTTGAAATTGCATCAGTAGAACCCATTACACCGTTCAACTCACCTAACCCTAACAAATAAGCTTTGATTGCTTCTTGTGTGTTTTTTACCTCAGTAGTAACACCTTTAAAAGTATATTGTGTTGTTTCTCCTGTTTTCTTTGCAGTTATTCCAAACTCTTTTAGTCTTTCGTTTTCTCCTGTGAAAGCATCGAGTGTAGCTTCTGTTAATTGGTCTATTGATTTCCCTGTACTGTTTGCAATATCAGCAAGTTTTAACATTTCTCCTGATGTTAACTTTAACCCTCTATTGGCAAATTTAATATAGGTATCGGTTAACTCCATTACTGAAAAGTTAGTCTTAATCGCAGTATCTGAAATCATACCCATTGCAAGGTCTGCAAGGTCTTGACTACCTAATGTATTAGTCAATACTGCTCTATACTTTTGTACTTGGCTTGTAATATCAATTACTGCTTTACCAAATGCCATAATAGCACCAATACTGAAAGCACCTGCAACCATACCACCAATACCACCAATAGAACTACCAAACTTATCAACTGATTGTTTACTATTATCAATTGCATCTTTAGTTTTCTTACCTTGTATCTCAGCTTGTTTGCTTGTTTCGGTTAATTCCTTACCTGTTTTGTCAATAGATTTACTTAAGTTGTCAAACTCTTTCGATGCTTTACTAACTTGACTACTATCAACTTCAAATACGGTTTTAACTACTTTAACGTCTTGTGCCATTCTGTATTGGGTTTATTTGAACTTTCTAAATGTTCAAGTAATAAATGATATTCGTATATGCTTAATCTTCTAATTGCAATAACTTGGCTAGGTTCTCCTTTTGCAATTGTAAGTCTTTCTTTAAACCTTCGCTCGATGTTTCTTGTGAAAGATTGGATATAATTCTGTCTAGGTGATGTATTGTTATCTGCCTTACCTCTTTGTTCATTTTCGTAAACATCTCTAAATCTATTTTTGAGAAATCTAAAGAGGGTATTAAATTTGCTAAAGGCAAGGCTTTGAAAAAAGAGTTTAACTTGTGTTTTTTCCAATTGTTAATTTTCTTTTCATTATATCCAAAGTCATAAACCGTTGGGTCTTCTTTAATATCGAAAAACACAACACTAGCAAGTTTAAGCAATAAATCAGGGTCTGAAATAAAATTTAATCTTTGTCTTATATCTTGAGTTAATCTTACAACCTCATTAAGTTTACCAGCATTACAAGCATTCTCAACTGCTTCTGTGTGACCTAATAAGAAGGTCTTATCACACTTCATTTTAAACTCCTCATAATAACTCATTGCAGTAAAAGCACGTTCACAAGGTATGTTAATGTAATCACTCATTTGGTAATAATCAACACCATCAAATGTAAAAGCAAACTCAATTACATAATCAGATTTCTTATTCCAAATAGGGTCTTTCTTTTTGAACAAATTAGTTAGTTTTTGTATCATTTTATTTACTTGAAATTCCTAATAAACAGATATACAATTCAGCTAATAACATAGCGAATATTTGTGTTATGATAATGTTTTGATTAAAATATATTGCAGTAGGTATTGAATACCAAAAAGCCATACAAAACGGACAAGCTATTAAAGGTTTTGAAATCCAATACTTTTTATATTTAAATAAAAACTCAAATACCATTCCTTCATTAGTACATTGATAAATAACTACTACTAAAGCAAATGTAATTAATATACTATCTAAGTTCGTTATTAGTATCATTTGAATTGATAAAATTAAGTAGCAAACATGGATAAGTAATATCATTAAATGTAAACTCAATAGGTGTATTATAGTCACTTGTTGAATATACTTTTAAAATCAAAGTAGCATCATAAGTAATACCTTTTGTAAATTCAGATAACAATAATTCATACTCGGTTGAAGTAGTTGTTGCTACTAAAACTTCTCTATTATTAAACTTATCAGTAAGTTCAAATAAGTAGTTTGTATCTGTTTCTAGTTGTGGAATTATAATGCTTTCCAAACATTGCGATAATGGACTTGCACAGTAGCAGTCGCAAATATCCTGAGTTATGCAGTTATTCATATTTCAAAAGTAAGTTTAAAAAGTAGTGTTAAGTTTGTATTGTGCTACTCTTCAGTTTCAAATACATTCTTAGTGAAATTGTAATGAAATGTTGAATAATAATATCTTTGACAGTCTAGGTTGTGAGTTAATTTAGAGTCTGACTTGTCGATACTATTATCTTCTAATACCTTAACATTTAAGTTATCTTTGATTGAATAAATACATTTAGGGTGTATAATACATTTAGGGTGCTTTTCAAATATTGAATTATAAAGTATTCTTGACTTTTTATGACTTGGATTTGCTTTAGGTGTTTTAATAGCTTGAATAGGTAAGTTTAATTCACGTTTAATAATCATATACATAGAATCTAAACTTTGTGTACTCTTTTCCCTAGCCCAACCTGATGCATCACCTGTTACAAAAATAGTACTAGATTCATTGTAATACTCTTTTGTTTTTAAAAGATTAGTTACTGCATAAATACTTGCATCTGTCAAACGTATTTCATCTATTTGATATATATAATCGTTTGTATGTTGAAACACTGCACACGTTGCAGGATTCACGTTAAAGTCAAATGATAAGTAAACGGGTAATCCATATTGATAAACTGCATCTGCACTTACGTTTCTTGTAGGCTCGAAACCATACGCAAATAAGTTTTCATTTTCCCTTACTTCCCAATCTCCATTAACCATTCTTTCAAAGATTAATGAAGTAGTTGTTTTTCTTAACTCTTCTATTGCACTTTCAGGAATATAAGGGTTATCGGTTATTTTTGAAGGTATATAAGCCCAATTTTCAGGTAGTGTTCCCTCTTTCCACCTATCGTAAAAATCTTCTTTTACCCAACCTGTTGAAGGGTTACAAGTTGCTAAAACAATAGGCTTAGGTTGGTTTGGTATTAAATGAGAATAAGAGAACACCCTTGAATTTACTACATTAAAAGTATCTTTTTGGCATTCGTTTATTTCATCAAACCCTGCACCGTTTATTTCTAAACCTCTAAATCTATTTAGTTCTTTATCGGTGTCATAAGATTCAGCCATAAACATAATTTGGCTACCATTTTTATAATAAACTATATAATCTTGACTGTTAAATTTTTCAATATAATGACTTATACCTAAATGGTATAGTTTAAAAAATGAAGGTATAAGAGTCTTTTTTAATGTAGGCAATGATTTACGTATCATTACCCACTTACTACCTTCGTGCATCATTGCTAAGCTATGAAACATTAAACACAACCAAAACGACTTACCTCCACGTTATTTGCACCCCCTACTAATTAAATAATAGGGGGTAAACTACGTATCGCACCACCATACAGAATTATATTCTTATCTGTTTGGCATGCAATACTTTTAGCTTCTTTTTGTTTCGGTGTAGGCTCAATTATTTTCATTTTACCAATTTAATATAGCACCTTCATTACTTAAATTAACCTCAGCTTTTGTTTCTACTGCCGTTGGTATTAACTTACTAATTAGTTTATAAAATTCAGTAGGGTTTTCTTTTGCCCAATCAACAATATTAACACCTTGAATACCTTGTAANGTATCAAATGCCATTTTAAAAACCTCTTTAACTTCTTTTGTTGCTTTGTTTTCGGAACCGACTAATCGACCCCCTGTTTTTAATCCTTTCATCTAAAACTGTCTAATTTAGATAACAATTTTACCCAAAATTAAATAAAAAAACCTTAACAAGCAAATGTTAAGGTTTGATAGTATCATAAAGCCTATCAATTACTATTAACACAAAGATATACTTTCTTTTAGAATTTCCATGTTATAACTTGGGTTTTGTGGGTAATCTTGTAAATTACCTCTACGCCACCAATTATACATTGAAAGAATTGAATAATTCATAAAGTTAATACTTTCAACATTATCAGCTATAACATCTATTGCAATACCAATTTGATAGGGTGTATAATCGTTTTTAATACCATTTAACACGTATTCAATATGTGCTAAACATATTATTTTGGCTTGTTCTATGTTCATTGTTGAAATGTTTCTTTAAAATACAACCTTGCATCACTTTCCATTGCGAACTCATTACTGCATTCTTTTTGTCCTTCAAAATGAGCATCAATCAAATCTTGTTTTTCTTTTTCGATTAAAGCTTCAAGATATGAAATTACAACTACTTTACAAGTCATGTGTATTTCGTTTGAATGCAATATACTGTGTTTTAATTCTTGTAAGCTAGTTTTCATAAATAAAGTTAGTTAAATCGTTTGGATGTACATCTAAAGCTTGCACTATTGCTTTAAAATTGTTTATACTAGGTTCTGATAATCCTTTGCAATAATTATTGATTAGCGGTGCTGAAATACCGCTTAATTTACTTAAACGGTACATACTAATACCGTTTAAGTTTTGGTTTATAAATTGTGATGTGGTCATTTTAATTTTCTTTAACTATTGTCCAAAAATTACCAATTATTGAATGTTGAGTGAAATTATCTTTTTCAAAAGTTTCAAGGTTTAAAACTTCTGTAAAATTTCCAAATCTATCTATAAAATGTCTTAATACTACAAAGTTAGTATCATCTGCTGTAACACAATTACTATAATTAATAACTGTTCCTATTGTTAATTGTCCAAATGTTGTTGCTGAATTTTTCATATCTCTAATTGTTTAACTGAAACAAAGGTAATATAAAATTATTTAATAAACAATAATTTATTAAATAATTTCTTTTAATTTATTTTGATATGATTAAAAATATATGATATTACGGGAATAGTCCAACCGTTACCAATCATTTTATATCGTTGTGAATCGCTAACATAGTTTGTATAATTATCTTTCATTCCTTGCAAACGTTCACATTCTAAAGGTGTTAATCTACGTATTTTTTTATTATATTCAATTGCGTTTGTTTGGCCTGTATCTAAGCAATATGTTTTGCCATCAGTACGAGTCAAGTGTCCTGTTCCTCCATTTCCTTTTGTGCTTGATCTTGGCATCATATTGTGAACTATAGGTTTATCATAAATACAAAAACCTTGCATTTGCTTATACATAGTTGCTAATAAACATTCAGATTTGCCATTAATATCTGAATCTATTTTTTTTAAGAAACCTTTTTGAATTTTTCTTTTAAAATATTCAATTCTTAAATCACTTAAAAAAAACTTATTATTAACTTCACTTTCTAAAATATCTTTTAATAATATTTTTTTATCTTTTGGTTGTTGAATAATACTTTCTAAATATCCAAATAAACCTTTAGGTTCTAAACCTATATTAGTCCAATAAATTCTTTGTCTATTTTGAGCGGTTAGTAATCTTGAATTTATGTGAATACCTTTCACACTAATAGCTTTATTTAAAACTTTTTCCCATTTCTCCCCCATTTCAACATTTTCTAATAAAAAATATTTAGGCTTTAAAATAGTCAAGGCATTCATAAACTCCCAAAATAAGTAAGACTGTCCTTCAAATTCAAAGTTTTGCTCTTTTAATTCAAGGTAATGTTCGAGTGTTAAAATCTCAAGATTATCTTTTGTTGTCATTCCGTTTCGTTTTCCTGCAAAAGAAAAACTTTGACATGGTGATCCGCCTATTAACAAATCAATTTTTGGTAGCGATAACCAATCAACTTTTGTGACATCACCTAATTGTATTGTGTTTGGGTAATTTGCTTGTGTTACTTTTATAGCGAATTTATCTATCTCACAAGCAAAGTAATTATTTACTTTTATATTTGACATTTCAAGTGCTTGGTTTCCACCACTACACCCATCGAATAAACTTACTACATTTATTGCTTTGCTAATTTTCATTTGCTTGTTTGATTATAGATTGAAAACCTAAACTAATTAATTCTTTTTGTCGGTACTCCTGGAGTGGCTTAACTGTATCGCCTTGCTCTTTTATTTCAATGAATAAAGGTTTTTCGCCATCTTTAAGACATAATAAATCAGGGATGCCATTTTTATTGGTCTTAATAAGATTTATACAATACCAGCCATTGGCTTCATATTCTTTAATAGTTTTTGTTTGTAATTTACTCATAATTTTAAATCTTTTAATGCTTTTTTATAAGCTTTTGATGCTTGAAACTCAGTATTAAACATACCTAAATGTTTTGTTTTGCCATTTATAGAAATATAAGCTCTCCATTTATTTCTATCTGAACGAAAAGAAACGCCTGTATATTTACTAATACTTTTTATATGTTTTTGATTAGCATTTTCACGTTGAGTTACAACTTCTAAATTATCAACATGGTTATTTAATTTATTGAAATCTTTATGATTTACAACTAATTTATGCCCACATAATTTATGATTTAAAAAAGTTATAGCTACTAATTGATGTACGCAATAAGTATTTCTTTTTGTATTTTTACTTATACTAACTTTTAGATATCCTTTGCCAATACCTGCCTTTAATATTTTTTCTTTAATTGTATAAATACCTTTACTATTATAAATTTTCCTTGGTAAACTTTTTACTCTGCCTAAATTACTGACTTGATATTCTCCTTCATAATTAGGTATATCTTTAAATATTTCTTCCATAATATTAAATAAGAAAGCCACAAATAAAAGGTCGTCGTCTTTTACTGTGGCTTCTTTTTCGGTTAAGTAATTAACCTATTTCTTTGTATTGGCGACGACTCCAACAATACAAATATAGTTATTTTTTATATTATATTATAGTCTTTTTTAAATATTTTATTTGAGTAATTTTGCTTATTTTTTAGTGTATTGTAAATTTTTTCTGTAAGGCTTCCTTTTGGAAAAAAGAAATATACATTATTTTCTTTTCTGTTAATAGTAGTCAATCTGTCAATAGCTTGGACAAATTGGACACCACTATAACCAAAATTATAAAATATTAAACTATCTGCCATACTTAAATTAACTCCCATTGATGAAGTGAACTGTTGTCCTATGTAAATTTTATCAGTAGTATTAAATTCTTCTAAATCAGTAGTATAGTTTTTAAATACTTCTTTTAGTAAATTAAATTCTTCAATAAAATAATAGAATATAGCTATCTTTTTACCTTCAAATTTTTGTTTAATAAAATCAGCTTTTGTATAGCTTAAACTCATTGTATTTTTACTTTCAAACTTTACAGTTCCGTTTTCAATTTGATGTAATTTGTTAAGCAATTTTACAGAAGTATCTGCAAGTATAACCTCATTTTTACCTTCAATTACTAAATCTTTTTGCAGTTTATTTAATAAGTTTTCAATCTTTAAATCTTGTTCATAGTGAATAATATGTTGATTAACCACAGAACTAAACCCAGCATCTTGTTGGGTAAATTTAATCAAATAAGGTTCAATAATAGGTAGTATTTTAGTTTCTATACCTTCGCTATAATCGTTTACCTCAAATGCTCCTACACGTTTCTTTTTTACATTTACATAGTCTTTTGCCCATTTGTAGAAATTAATATAATTTTTAAANGGACTACGATTTGAAACATAAAACGAGTGATACCATTGNGAACTGCTTTCGACTGCTGGTGTNCCACTTAAAGCGATTATAGGTAAATTACTGTAATTAGCTTTTATGTACTTAGCTATATTATTAGGCTTAGGCATTGCAGAAATTCTATGATGCTCATCTGAAATAAGTAAGTCGTAATTATCCTTAACTGTGTGTATTGATTCGTTGTTTATTACGGTTAAATTAAACGTAAATCCAAAACTATTATAATCACTTAAAATGCTTGAAATAGCCTTTTTTTTAGTAATAAATAATACTTTTTTTGCATTGTATAATTTCGCAATTTGTAAAGCAGTTGCGGTTTTGCCTGTTCTACATTCAAGAATTAAATATAAAAAACCTAATTTATTAAGTATTTCTACACCTTGATTTGATATGTTAACTTGATAATCTCTTAATTTAAAATCCATTCTTTATATGTTTTTTTCTTTATAATATTTAAAATCAAATTTCTTGATACATTGTATTTTAATTTTAATTCTGTAACATTTCCTTTTAATCCTTTTACTCCAACCTTGAAAATATAAAGCACATCATTTTTAGATAATTTTCTAGCAGGGTTATTTTTTTTTAATACATTATATGAGTGTTTTTCATTTTCAGAATAACTACACCATTCTAAATTTAAAATATTATTATTTAAGCCATTGCCATCAATATGGTTAACGCAAGGTTTATTTTCATAATTTGGTATAAAATAAAAAGCTACTAATCTATGTACTAAATATCTTTTTTGAATATTATTTTGGCTAAATGTTACTCTTTTATACTTTAATCTACACAATTCTTGATTTAATAATTTTTCTTTGTAGTAATTTACTACACCATTAGAATAAATTATTTCACATTTTTTTCTTCTTACATTTCCATAACTTGAAACTTCATAATTTGTAAAGTCTTCAATTGTTTTCCAAATTTCCATAATAATATAAAACAAAAAACCCGAATAAATAAGAGTCGCAGTTCCTATTTATCGGGTTATGTTCGGTTAAGTAATTAACCTAAGTTCTTTATGTATCTGCGACAATACAATACAAATATAGTAATTAATTATAAATTATCCATAATTAAAATACATTTTCTTCGTTTATATCAGTACCAAATAAAATCCATCTATTACCGTTTGTATTACCTTCAATCACTTTTATATTTTTAAAAGTACCGTAACAATGCAACCACATAGTAAACCTTTTTTGAGTAAGCCACTTTTTAAAATCTTGATATTCGTTAGTAAACTTGTTAAATAAATCTTGTTTAACTAATCTTTGATTCATTGGCATATTGTCTAAATCTTCAATCCATTCATTAAATTCAAATGATGTTGATTTAATAAATTTACGTAATTCAAGATTATGAAATTCATGTTTTACAAGTCCGTTTCTTAAATAAAGTTGTAAACAAGTAATCATAAAATTATCAAACTTAAGCCATTCCGATTCGCTCCATTCTTCAAAAAGCATGTGACCAAATTCATCTAACGGAGTATGATGTGAACCAAAATAACTACTTAATTCAACTTCAAATTTACGTCTATCAAAAGAACCACCAACACCACCAATAGTATAGTTTGTTGTTATAACTACTTTAGGACTTTCACTAACTGGCAATTTTATAGCATCTTTGTTTTTCTTTTCAAGTATAATTCCTTCAGTAATCAAACTAAATAGATTCTCAAATTGAAAGTTCTTTTTAACATCATCAAAGATTAAAACTTGACTATCTGCTCCAACTGTTTGGTAAGGAAATGATTTATTAAATTCAAACTGTTTACCATCAATTGTAGCCACTTTCTTAATATGTCCTATTGCATTACAAAACAACCCTTTTCCACTTCCACCGTTTGGATTTTCGCTTATAACCTCATCATTAAATATTATTGCTTTATTGTTTGCACTTGTTTTATGTGAGTGCATTAAAAAGCCAATTACACTACATAAAGATGTAAAGTTTTCTTCTTTTTCTCCAGCTATTTTCATTAAAAACTGTTCAAAAACACAGTATTCA